TAAGGTTGCTAAGTTGGTAGGCATTCCTCAAGGCACTTTCTACAATTGGATAAATGGAAAAGGCGATTTAAAACTTAGCCAATGGTTGTCCCTGGAAAAACTCATAAACAAAGCAGCATAGATTAATGTCTGACCGAATATGCGACAATCCTGACTGCGGCAAGGTGCTCGAAAAGAAGCACCATGAGAGCAACTGGGATTTTAGGCGCAGAAAAACATGTTCACGCTCATGCGGGGCAAAGAGTGCCGCACGTAGCCGGCAAAAACCTGACAAGTCTCAGGTCTACCAGAAACCTAAACCAACGCAGCTGGGATCTCCCACTATTGCCTGGTGTGGGGATTGCACCCATGCAGTTGACGGGCATTGCCCGTATTGGCTTGGCGACCTGAGATGGGTGTTTAGGCGAGGGTTTTGCACTATGAAGAGATGGTAAGAAGAGTAAGATGAGGCTTGGCGTGGCGTGACCAGGCGCGGCGCGGCACGGCATGGCCTGGTATGGCAAGGCCCGGCACGGCATGGCGCGGCGAGGCAGGGTATGGCATGACAAGGCAGGGCGAGGCTTGGCGAGGCAGGGAGGAACACTTACAGAAAGGAGAGAAAGATGGAGACTATCAGTTTGAAGATTGTAGGCAAGACACCATTGTTGATGCACTGTAACAGGGCGGCGAATCCATTGGCGATTGAAGCCAAGGTGATGAAGCCACTCACATCAAAGCGCAACAAAACCGATGCGGATCATGCCATTATTGCAAGGCATGAGTGGGAAGCAGGGATGTATATCCACAACGGCATAATTGTCATGCCGTCAATAAACGTGGAGAAATGTTTTGTTCTGGGTGCCAGGCGGCGCAAACTTGGCAAACAATTTGAGCAAGGGGTATTCATTGCGGAAGATTACATGCCCATGGACTATCAAGGGCCAAAGATAAAGCTCAACGGTGACAACTTATTTCCCCACCCTGAACTGGATAAATTCTTCCAGAATGGCATGATGGTCCACCAGGCTATGGTAACAGTAAGCAGAAGATCAATCCTTAGAACCAGACCTATATTCTATGATTGGTCGTTTCAGGTGACCATTGATTACGATGAGGATTTGCTTGACGAGCGTGACCTTATTGATTGCGCTAGTATTGCTGGAAAATATATTGGTTTGTGTGAACGCAGACCAAGGCTTGGCAGGTTTGATGTGAAGGTGGTTTGAGGCGAGGCATGGCGCGGTTTGGTTTGGCTAGGCCAGGCGAGTTGGGGCGCGGTAAGGTCCGGCGAGGCTAGGCGAGGCATGGCAAGGCAGGGAGGAACATTTCATTCGCAATAATACCATTTTGGCGGGGCGAGGCCGGGCGTGGCTTGGCCTGGCAAGGTATGGCCCGGCTGGGCGCGGTACGGCAGGGCAAGGAGGAATACCCACAGAAAGGAGATAAACTATGGAAGAGGAAAAAGTTAAATCATTAGAAGATCACGTTGCCGAATTGCGAAAGGAACCACCGTGGAAAAACGCCTTGGATGTGATTCTGCAACACGTTGAACAACAAGGCAGAGAAGTGCTCATCCCACATGAAGAAATAGATCAATTGCTAGATTTGCCCAATCCAGAAAAATTAGTGGAGTTTGAACCTGGATTCAAATACGAAAAAGACAAAACCGTTTTGTTTAAAAAATGGGAAGAAGTTTACCGAAATCGTGACTTTGAAAAAATGAGAGCATTGGACTTTCTACGAGAAGCACTATTGACCGACCACAAACTCTATCTTTACAACATACATGCCAAGGGCTACATGATCCTTGATTCAGACAACCAAGTTTTCAAGGTTCCCGGCAAGCATCTGAAAAAAGCCAGGAAACACATAATCAAAGCTGCTAAATCATTACACTATCTTGATATGAATAGGTTAAGCATCGAAGCGAGAGAAACGCAATTAAGGCAAATGAATCGGGTTGCTTTTCTAAAAACACAATTCGACAAGAAAAAAGTTCCAGAACTGAAACTGACACAAAAAAAACTCCCGTAAAATGATAGACCTTCATTAAGGCAAGGCGCGGCGAGTCTTGGCAAGGCTTGGCAGGGCGGGGCCAGGCACAGCTTGGCACGGCAAGGCGAGGCGAGGCAAGGCGAGGCGAGGCAGGGCGAGGTGATTTTTTGTTGAAAAATTGGTAGTGGAGATTTATGGGTGACCGAAACATGGATAAAGGCGTACCGGAGGTTGTTGCAGCATGATATTTGGTTAGGAGAACGATTCACGAAAGGTCAGGCTTGGATGGATATGCTACTGATTGCAAATCATGATACAGGCACATTACACAAACCTCAACGATACTGGGCTAAAAGATGGGGCTGGTCAAGGTCTAAAGTTAAGCATTTTTTTGAATATTTACGGGAAGATGGCATGATTGAGACAGTGGAGCATGGGGGATTAATTCCTGGCCGACCACATGGATTGACCACATCTCCGACCACAATAAGGATTTGTAATTACAAGCAATATCAACACATGCCGACCACATCTCCGACCACAGGGCTTGACCACCTTTTACAAGAAGAAAAGAATAATATACAAGAATCTTATTTATTATTACCTAAAGGTAGCAAGCTACCCTCAAGTGAAGAGATTCACGAAAGCAGTGACAAAAAACTCACCTCAGACTTAACTAAAATCTGCCAACAGCTCACTCAAGAAAAAATATTTCCTAAAGCATTCGCCTTCAAAAACAAGATGCTCAAACAAGGGAACAACAAACGAGCCATCCTACATGCTCTTTGCAGGTGTTACATGAAGCAGGAGTTCGATGAGCGGGGTGCATGGGGCTACTGTTTGCAGATACTCAAGATAGAAAATGGAAATTTCAATGAAAGAGACTACCACAAAGGTTCGTAAGAGAGCGTTGAGTGAAATCGAAAGTTTTGGTCAATTGTTGGCTGAAGAAGGATTGAGATGTAGGGATTTGGAGGACAAGTTGATTTCGGCGGTGAATAGCCGTATAAAGGTTTTCTATACGGTCAAGAACAGATCAGAGCACATCAGCGGCATCATAAAACGTGTCATATTCAATCAAACACCTGATAGCAAAGCAGAATTAATTTTTTACAATATGCTCAAAGAAAAAAGCGTAAAGTTTGATTTTCAATACAAAATTGGACCGTATAGGGTTGATTTTCTTATAGATAAGTTTTTGGTGGTTGAATTGGACGGACCACAGCATAATCAGGAAAGAGATGCCACGCGTGACAAATATTTAAGAAAAATGGGATACAAGGTGCTAAGAGTGCCAATATGGATTCTGGCAATAAACGAGCAGTCTGTACTTGATGAAATAGAAGAGATAATTAACAGTTAATCCAGCGAAACCGCAACCTTTAACCGGGAGACATGCAGCAACGGAGATAACCTTGAGGGGTGAAGATGGCCGCTCCTGTGAGCTGGAGCAGGAGCGGCTTTATCTTAACAAAAGGAGCATAAAATAATCACTGAAGAGGAATATTTTGAAATGCAGAAACGTGTAGCGGCCAAGGGAGTGCGGCTCAAGGCAGTGCCGCAGCGAAAACTCAAGACCAAAGAGTTTATCGGCAACGAGCAACGGTTCTTTGTGCCTGGACCTTTACCTGGAGCTAATGAGATTCTGGATGCCAGGATGCAACAAGCGATAAAAACTACCAAAAGCGGCAAACGCTGGAACCTGTATAGCAAGATGAAAAAGCAGTGGCAGGATATAATCGTGGCTTCAATCAACCTTGCCAAAATTCAGCCGATGAAAAAAATCTATTTGCATTGCACCTGGCATGAAGCCAGCAAGAAGCGCGATAAGGATAACATCGTTGCCGGCAAGAAATTCATTTTAGACGGACTTGTGGCATGTGGCATTATCAAAAATGATGGCTGGACGCACGTGGAAGGATTCACAGACCTCTTTGTGGTAAACAGGGCAAGGGTGGGCGTAGATGTGGCGTTGTGGCCGATGGAGGATTGAGAATGCAAGAACCCGTGGGCGTATGTACGATCAAAATTCCGACTTCCTTGTGCTGTACCAAACAACTCAAGGCAGTCAGTGCCAGGTTGAAACAGGCTGAAACAAGATTTCTGGCAAGGCATAAGCGGTCCGTTTTCCATGTGCCGGTGAGCTTGCTTGACAGCGTTTACCGTGAAGATGGTAATCATGTTCTGGTCTACAAGTTGTCACTTGACAAACTTGGCTGGACAAAATAAGCGATTTCAGCCGACTTTTTTCCAGACCCATACCCAGGTAGCCATTTCATGAAAAAACCCGCCAGCGGTCAAATCTGACACGCTGACGGGCATTTTAGAAACTAGTCTATGCTGTAGAGTCCATGTTTCTTATTCAAGAAATCTGCATATTCTTGTGCTGCCTTCCTTGTGTGAAACCATGTTGGCTCACCTATAATCAAGGCATATCCTTTGTCTGGTTGACAAACAATGTACCTTTCCTCTAACCAGATCCACATTACTTTGAAAGGATGTGTTTTCATGGCTAGTCCTCCTTTTCTTTCGGCTCGGCAATGGTAAAGTCGCCATGTGATTAGAACATTCAAGCTCATGTCATAACTGCCAGCCATTGAGCGTAGTTGTAGCTTTAGCTCGAGCGGTAAAGATATGTGAATCCTAACAGTGTCTTTCATGGTTATTCCTCCTTTCACTTGAGTACACATTCAAAATCATTTTCACGCAAAATGGCAAGTGGTTTGCTGCCAGGATCGTTGCTGCCATTTGTGGCACTCACATAAATCACATCCTTGCCGTTATCATCGTGATAACATTCAACCTTGACTCCAACATTCCAACCACGGATATGAGCCCACATACCACTGGTTTTCGTTCCCATGCGTGAAGCCATGCCTCTGTTTCCTTGAATTTCTGCATAAAATTGAGCCATGATAAACCTGCCTTTCTGTGCGCCGATGTTTAATGGTTTAACGCTCACCAAAGCCCCGCAAGCGGGGCAATGATCAAAGTTAAATCTCTTCAATTTGTATGTTCAAGGTGTTCAAATACCTGCTGTGGTTTCCACCACAAACTCATCAAGGTGTTCTTCCTCTTCTTCCTCTTCATGTGACATCAGCAAACCGGGCATGTGCTCCTCACAGTAATCAATTACATAGTCAAGAGCGTCTTGTTCGTTGTCGGCGTTGACGGCAAACGGCATGCCAACCGTGGTCAACCTGACAAGATAATTTCGTTTCCAGAAGTCTTCAGCCCAATCATCACGGTTTGGAAAGAAAACCTGCTTTTCAATTCCTGCTACTCTTTTGTACTTGTTCATGATTTTACCCTCCCTTTGGTTGATGGTTTATCTATGCAAAAAAGTTAAACAAGCTGGTCCAAGCTGTAAATGTGTGGCAATGCGGTGGTAACGTAGGATAGTGATTCGATACCACTTTCTACGCCACCCGTAACCACCGATTGAAAGTCGTATTTTTCCAATACGATACGCATATAGTGGCCCGTTACCATGTGATTTCAGTGATTCATTTTTGAATAGTTTTTTCATGGTCGTTATCTCCTTTCGTATGTTTTGTGTGTTTGGTGCTTCTAACCCATTAAAGCGAAAGATTCATGCCAACTTTCGCACGCAACTTAGTTGCAACACCTAACACCCCAAAAACACATAGAATAAAAATTAAGTTTTTCTTTTCACATATCACCAAAAATGTTGCAAAATGTTTCAATGCGACAAATTGAAACAATTTCACGGAAAGCCGTTTCAATACCTTGTCAAGGTAAATCTTTTTTTCACAAGCAATAAAATCAGTAACTTACAAGCAACACAAAAAACGAATCCCAAAATAACGAAAAATCGTGCTATTATCTACCTTGTCCGTATGGCGAACAAGCACTAACGATATTCACTAAATTTCTGAATCACCTGCATGGCTAAATTCGACACAAATTGGAAAAATGCAAAAACATTCCTAGATATACTCCCGTACCTCACCCCTAAACAAAAACTATTCGTAGAATACTACACTGATAACGGAACTAAAGCCGCTGCGGAAGCCGGTTATAAAGGTTCTGATAACGCCTTAGCTGTATCTGCTAATAGACTGTTAACATCTGCTAAGATAGTTAAAGCATTACAACTTAAAAACGCTGGTAGTGGCATTCAAGCACGCATCATGGATCGTAGAGAACTACAACTCACGTGGTCTGAAATAGCCAGAGATAAAGATGGAGCTGCTTTGAACGATAGACTTAAGGCGATGGATAGCCTAGCGAAATCACAAGGTTTATTTATTGATAGGGTTGAAGTGCGTGGAGCCATAGCTAACCTGTCAATGACAGAGCTGGTGCAGCACATAGAGAACAAGGCCAAAGCATTAGGTGTTCATGTTGAACTGCCGGCATTGCCTGATATTGAGAGCCATAGCGATACGATACAATAGTATATGTTTAGTTAACATAATACCTCTTATAGGACTAGCCAGGTCTAATGATAACAATAACTTACAACGTAATATCTCATTACTATACTATATGTATCCATTACATAGGCACAGAGAGCGCATGGGCCAGGTATATAATACGAGAGCAGCCGAAAGTCTGGCATGGAGTAGATGGGGGTGGGGTTCCGATTGCTTAGTATTCGAGTGGGACTCATTACCATCCATACCCATGCTAGGCGAGCATTCTAGTCTCTACTATTCAGGTATGGATTACGTGTGTGTATAGTTTAGGCAAGGAGGTAGGTGGGTATATGAGTGATGGTATGGATGAGCGTGAGTTAGTTGGGTTTGCGGTAGTGGGTGATGATTTTGTGCTGGTGTATGATGAGGGAGAGTTAGGGGAGGTAGTTGTGGAGTGGGGTGATGGTGATTTTTACGTGAGGAAGGGGGATGAGTGAGGACAAGCGTGAGGCGTTGGTGGAGTTGGCGACTGCGTTGGGCGAGTTGGAGCGCAGGAAGCGGAGCAACAGGTTATTTCGGTATTACACTGATGCGGGTGATGATGAGTTTCCGAGGCGGGAGTTATACGCGAGGCATTTAGAGTTTTTCAAAGCGGGGCCGAATTACAGGGAGCGTGCGGCGATAGCTGCGAACCGTGTAGGCAAGACTGAGGGTTTGGGTGGTTATGAGTTGACGTTGCATCTAACGGGGTTGTATCCGAGATGGTGGCAGGGCAGGAGGTTTGACAGGCCGGTGAGTGCGTGGGCGTGTGGTGCCACGGGTCAGACGGTGAAGGAGATTGTTCAGACGAAGTTATTGGGTCATTCTGGGAGTCACGGCACGGGATTGATACCGAGTGATTGTATAGGCAAGAAGGTGAGTAAGAGTGGTGTGGCGGATGCGGTTGAGGTGGTGAGGGTAAAGCATGTAAGTGGCAGGATGAGCACGTTGACGTTTAAGAGTTACGACCAGAAGCGCAAGGCGTTTGAGGGTGCTGACATGGACGTTATCTGGTTAGATGAGGAATGTCCGCTGAACATTTATACTGAATGTGTAACGAGGACTATGACGACTAATGGTATGGTGATGTTGACTTTCACACCACTTCAGGGATTGACGGATGTGATATTGCAATACATGCCTGAGGGTGTGATACCTGCGGAGGGTGGTGGTACGGTAGCGGGTAAGTATTTGATACAACTTACGTGGGATGACGCGCCTCATTTAGATGCGGATGTCAAGCGGGAGTTGTGGGATTCGTACCCTGATTGGCAAAGGGATGCCAGGGCGAAGGGATTGCCTGTGCTTGGCAGTGGTGTGATCTATCCTTATGATGAAACCAGTTTCAAGGTGCCGAGTGAGGATGAGTTCAGGATGGCACCTTGGTTCAAACGTGCATTTGCAATGGATTTCGGTTGGAAATGGACTGCGGCGTTGTGGGGTGCGTGGCATCCTGATACCGATGTATTGTATATATACGATTGTCATAAAATGGGTCATGCGGAACCGGCGATACATGCCGATGCGATATTAAGCCGTGGTTGGTGGATACCTGGGGTAAGTGATCCGAGTAAAGGAGGTACGAGTTTAAGGGATGGCAAGGTATTGATAGACGAGTATGTAGGATACGGGTTGAACGTTCAAGCGGGAGAAAGAAAGTTGGTTGAAAGTGGCATTGTGGCGGTAAAGAAACTGCTGCGTGAAGGCAGGTTAAAGGTATTTGAAAGTTGTGTGGATTTCTTTTTGGAGTATCGTAAATACCATCGTGACGAGGATGGCAAGATAAAAAAAGGCCAGGATGACCATCTACTTGATTGTTTAAGGTATTTGGTCACTGATGGTTATTATATTGCCAAACGTCCACCTGATATGGACCAGCAGGAGTATTACAATGCCCGAAGGCGCGAGGTTGGATTATTCAAACGACAACCCGCCGGTATCTATGGCGGTTACTAAACTGGCAAAGTTAGCCGGTTATGCGAACATAGCGGAGAAACTTGACGATGCCGAACTTTCTCAGATAGGCTACCGTGTAGTCGAGGAGTTTGACATTGACAAGGAATCGCGTAGCGATTGGGAGGACAGAAATGAAGTGGCGATGAAACTTGCCACGCAAGTCATTGAGATGAAAAACTGGCCGTTTGAAGGTGCCGCAAACATTAAATATCCCACCTTGTCCATTGCCGCAGTGCAATTCAGTGCCAGAGCCTATCCGCAAATCGTTCAAGGTCAAAACGTAGTCAAAGGTAAAGTCATTGGTAGTGATCCGGATGGTACGAAAGCATCACGTGCGGACCGTATTGGTGTGCACATGAGCTATCAGTTGTTGGAGGAGATGGAGGAGTGGGAGGACGATACTGATTCGTTACTGACCGCATTACCCATAGAAGGGTGTGAGTTTAAGAAAACGTATTTCAGTCCTGAAAAACAACGTAATGTAAGTGAATGGGTAAGGCCGAATGATCTGGTGGTGCATTACCGTGCTAAAAGTTTGGAGACGGCACCCAGGGCAACGCATGTGGTATGGTATTACCCGAATGAAATCATTGAACTGGTAAGAAGTGGCACGTGGTTGGATGAAGAAGCCTACCAGGGCAGAGCGCAACCTGATATGGAAAAGGAGCATGACGCACGTGATGTCGATGCGCCACATTGTTTCTACGAGCAGCACAGGTGGTTGGATTTGGACGATGACGGTTACAAGGAGCCGTACATCGTCACAGTGCATCGTGATACACGTAAAGTCGCACGTATAAAAGCACGGTACACTATTGACAGTATTCATATAAATGAAAAGAAACAAGTACGTAAAATTGATGCGGTACACTATTTCACGCAATACAAATTCATGCCCAGTCCTGATGGTGGTTTTTACGGTATGGGTTTCGGAACACTGCTTACCCCGATAAACGAATCCATTAACATGACATTGAATCAATTGCACGATTCAGGTACGTTAAGCAATACCCAAGGTGGTTTCATTGGTAAAGGCATGAGTATAAAAAAAGGTGGTGGTGGTGAAATATCTTTTAAAATGGGACAATTTGAACAAGTGGGCTATACAGGTGACGATATTAAAAAAGCTATCATGCCACTACCTTTCAAGGAACCGTCTTTGGTATTGTTTAACTTGCTAGGATTATTAATAGATGCAGGTGATAAACTTGGTAGTGTAACCGACCCGCTTATGGGTGAAGCTCCCGGTGCCAACGTACCTGCAACGACCACACTTGCTTTGATAGAACAGGGTTTAAAAGTATTTAGTAGTGTTTTTAAACGTATACATCGGTCTTTGGGTAAAGAGTTCAAAAAACTGTATAGACTTAACAGTGTTTATTTAGAAGATGAGGTCTATTTTACCGTACTGGACAGTCCGAAAGCTGTGGGTAGAATGGATTATAATATGCAGGATGTGGACGTTGCACCTGTAAGCGACCCATCTATGGTAAGTGATACGCAGCAACTAATCAAAGCACAAGCTCTAATGGGCATGTTGGGTGCCGGGTTCAATGACGATGCTATTAAAGATTTCTTTTTGGAATCGTTGAGGGTGCCTGATAGAGAAAAATTCAAAGCCGACCCGAATGCCAAACCCACTCCGGAACCGAAAATCATGCTGGAATTACAGAAACTTGAATTGGAACGCGATAAGTTTGAACTGGAAATTGCAAAAGCTGAATTTGAAATAGTGAAAATGAAAGCCGATGCCATCAAATCACTCGCACAGGCGGAAGCGGCAAAGGCAGGGCCGCAACTTGAGCAGTACAAGGCTGATTTGCAGTCGCTTACCGAAAGGTACAAGGCGCAGCAACAGGCAAGGAGCAAACAATTACAGTCGAAGCAAACGAGTTCGCAAGCTGGCGAATCGACCCAGTGACCAAGAAGGTCTTTGCCAGGTTGGAAACGGAAATCGAGGCCATTAAAGAGGATTGGCTAAACGGCAAGTTCCCTGACGAAAAAGACAAGGAGTTCAGGAGGGGTTTTGCCGCAGGTATAAGGTATGTGATGCGTATGGATTGGGTGTAAATGGAGAAAAAGATGGAAAACACCAGTGGATTGCAACCCGTGGATTACCGTGTGCTGGTAAAGCCGCATGAAGTCAAAGAGATAGTCAAGTTCGACAGCGGTATTGAAATCGTCAAGCCTGAGATTACCAGGGAGCAGGAACGATTGGCGCAAACCTATGCGGATATAGTCGCTGTTGGCGGCAGTGCGTTCGATGAATGGGAAGGTACGAGACCAAAGGTTGGCGATACGGTATTCATTTGCAAGTACGCGGGGATAATGAATATCAAGGGTGCTGACGGTGAAAGGTATCAGTTGGTGAATGACAAGGACATTACCGCCATAGTAACTGAAATGCCTGAAGAAATAGAATTTCTAGGCACCCGCAAGCCACTGGGACATCAAGCGGAAAAGCGTATATGGACTGGAAGTCGTTGAAAAATCGTAAAAAAGTTCTCCTGCTGGCTCCGCAAAATATCATTGATATGCTGAAGTGGAGAGAGGGAAACACCATAAGAATGCCCACAGTCCTCAATCTTCCACCAGATGTGGAGCCAGTGGGAGTTTCAATTGATGTGACACGTGGCTGCTTCCAAATTACCTTAATTCACCCGGATTTCGCACCAGTGCCTTTTGGGTTGGAACCGGAAATCATAACACCGAAGATAGATTATCTGTATTTGCACGATAAGGAGATAAAAGATGAGTGACGAGGCACAGGAATTGACATCAATTGAGCAAAAAGCACTGGATATGGGTTGGAGTCCGTTGGAAAAATGGAAAGGCGACCCGGAAAGGTGGATAGAAGCGGAGGAATTTGTCAGGAGAGGTGAGGAGTTCGTGCCTTTTTTGAAAAAAGACCTTGCCGCCACACGTGATGAAGTGAAGCAGTTGAAAGAAATGCTCCAGAAACAGGACGACCAGTTGAAGCGCATGAGCAAAACGCAGGAAAAAGCACTGCTGAAGGCACGTGAACAGGAACGTGAGCGCATGATGCTTGAGTTTGAACGGTCAAAACGCATGGCTGCTGAAGCAGGTGACCTGGAGACTTTCGATAAATTGACTGAAGAACAGCAAAAAGCGCAAAAACTGTACCAGGATCATGAAAAACAACCTGAAATCGAGAAACAGCCTGGAATTTCACCTGATTTTCCAGAATGGCACCGTAACAACCCGTGGTACGGCACCGACCAAAGGCTTACCGCATATGCGAATCACGTCATTCCGATGGTAAGCCAGTATTTCAGCGATAAAGGTGAAAAACCTTCTGATAGAGATTGGTACGCTGAGATTACCAAGCGTACCAAGGAAGCGTTTCCCGAAAGTTTTGCTAATCCTAACCGAGAAAGGGCTGCTGACGTGGGAAGTACAGGTTTAGGTAGTAACGAATCGAAAAAAGATAAAAAACCTTCTTATAAAGACCTGCCACAAGAAGCCAAAGACGCTTGTGACAAGTTTGTATCACAAGGTTTGATGACTAAAGAGCAATACGTACACGAATATTTTGAAGAATAGGAGAAAAACCGTGGAAGAGACTAACGAAACAATTAAAAGAGGGCCGGGTAGACCTCCAACAAAAAGAACTGAAGAACGCAAACAAGAAAGAAAGAAACGTGTGCCGTTAGGCGGGTATCGCTCTAAACTTGCTATTCCTGAAAATCTGGTGGATAGAAAACGTTACGTGCCTAGATGGATAAATGATATTCCCGGTAGAATAAATCAAGCACGTGACGGCGGTTATACGAATGTTGAAGACCCGAATACGGGTGAGGATATTACAGCAATTGTAGGTAGAGATGAAAGCGGTCAACCAATAACCGCATATCTCATGCAGATAGACAAGGATTTTTACGAGGAAGATTTTCAAGAGAAACAAAAGGAAGTGGATAAGATTGACGAGGCGATTTATGGAGGAAAGATAGCTGAACAACCTGGCGATATGCGTTACATACCGTCAGAGGGCATTAAATACGAAACAACGAAAAAATAACGGAGGTTTCTAACAATGGCTAATGTAGATGCTCCGTTCGGATTG